TGAGCGTCGCCAGAAGCACGGGTGCCGAGCACGTTGTAGGAAGCTCCATGGGTGCTTGTACCACGGATGGACTGGAGCATGTCAATGCAAGAGTCGATGTCCGTGTCAACACCGGCGGGCATAGCGCGCCTGAACATTTGGAGTTCTACTGTGCGGATGATATCGAGGGAGACGGTCATGTCGAACCGACTAAAGTCGGTCTCGATGACAGCGCCTCTCCAGTGTGAGTGGATGTGTGGCCCACGCGTGGCGGGGCTGTGGCCCTTGACGAGGTACTGACAGTGCTTGGCACGCAATTCAATAGCTGCTACAAGGGGGCCGAGCGTGGATAGAAACTTGGGCGACCGAGGGGATATGTTACGAGGGTCAGTCGCCTTTGTGGACGTCTCTATCTTCACGAAACATCCGACTTCAGCATCTTGTTGAGCTAATCCGGACATCTTCACCGCTTCTCTCGCTTCCCGAAGGGTTTTCTGACGGCTTGGATTGAACCTTGCTACCCATTGGTCGAAGTCCATGGGTTCCAGCTGTGTCAGCCATTCGTTTTCGGGGAGCTCCCAAAACTCCTTCGCTAGGCTTGCTAACGTGGAGGTCGAGAAGGGATGGGGGGTCTCGCCAGTTGCCTTGAATTTGCACTCGCGAAGCGCGCATACGACGGCGCTGTTGGCGAGGTCTGAGGCGACCACTTCCCTCGGCCAGGGAAGGGTTGGTTCCTGTACTTTGCGACGCCGGGCTAGTTCGACCACTTCCGCTTGCCAGCGAGGGCTTCGCTCGGCGAGGGGGAGTAGGTACTGGTCCGGGATTCCGAACTTTGGGTGGTCCGGGAGGTACACGAACGGGCGTGGGGAGTCCGAGTTTCGCACCATGGCGGGGTGTGGGAGTGGAACCACTGCTAGGACTCGCTTCTCGATTCCTGCTAGTTGGTTCTCCACTGTCCCGGCCGGGTACGCACATCGGTTCGTCAAGAGTGGGGGCAGCATCATCCGCCCCGGCGTCTCGAAAGGGCTGCTTGACTCGTGATCTCGGTTCAACTCTTGTCGCTAGCACATCATCGTAAAACACTTCATACGTCGGCACCTTGACCTCGTTCCATGCCCACGAAGTGGGAAAGTGCGGTCCATTGCTGAACAGCAGGTTTCGCATGTAACGGAAGCAGGTGACACCAGACGCTGATACTGATGAAGGAAGCAGGGAGGTGAAGCGGAGCCACGTGCGGACGATGAGCCGGGCAGGCAGGCAGTACGCCATGGGGTCGCCCACGACAGATTGTCGGAAGGAGACTGCCATGAGGTCCGCGAGATAGGATGCAATCTCTTGCGCTTGGGGCAGCAGCAAGTTGTTGACCTTGT